ACAATTATTGCTACTTATCTTTTTGGTGAAGAAGGTTTAGATATGTATTTACCAGGTTCTGGTATTTTATTTGAAGATGGTATTCACGCTACAATTGCAGGAACTGGCGGAGTAACTATTACGTTTACGTAAGATGTATGAAAGAATTATTATTTTTATTGAAAAGTATGCATCAAAACTTAGTGTTTGGTGTTGGCAACAACGAGTAAAAATTTTAAGGAGAAAGCGTAAGAATGAAAACAGGACTTGAAACACTCGGGTTTTCTAGAGGTGGTGATGTCATGCCGGCAAGAAACAAAAAAAATTTTAGACCTACTGAAAAAGGGGCTGGGATGACAAGAGCTGGTGTTGCTGCATATCGAAGAGCAAACCCAGGATCAAAATTAAAAACAGCAGTGACAGGTAAAGTAAAACCTGGCTCAAAAGCTGCGAAACGTAGAAAATCTTTTTGCGCTAGATCAGCAGGACAAATGAAAAAATTTCCTAAAGCTGCAAAAGATCCAAACTCAAGACTAAGACAGGCTAGAAGACGATGGAGGTGTTAAATTGTACATTATGTCTTCACCCTTGTCATTGTAAAGGAGTAGGACCCTATATTAACACTAACCAATGTATTGGGTATAATTGCGATTGTAGAACTTGCATACACCCGATTGTTAAGGAGGATAATGATATGGTAAAAAAAATTATCAAGTGGATTAAATGGCCATTTGTTAAAATCCATAAATGGCTTAGAGGGGATTAATGTCAAAAAAGCCACTTAACATTTCGGAGGAGGCAGCCGTCCAAATGCCTATGAAGACGGTTGCCAGCCTTATCGCAATGATAGCGGTTGGCACTTGGGCTTATTTTGGTATTCACGAAAAACTGAATCAACATTCAACAAAGATAGAGTTGATGACAAAAGATTTAGAACAAAACTCAGAGTTTAGAATTAAATATCCACGTGGAGAACTTGGTCAATCAAGTGGGGAGGCTGAGCTTTTCATGTTGGTAGAGCATTTAGCAGGTGTTTTAGAGGAGGTAGATGCAGAGGTAAAGAGTATGAGAAACAATGCAGTAAATATAGAATTTTTAAAAGATAGAACAAAAAAACTTACAGAAGACGTTGAAAAATTAATTAGAAATGGAAATGGAGCACATCAATGATAG